TAATCCAAGTTATGGTAAAACACCAAGCGAGGAAACTAAAGAAAAACTACGCCAGGCTAATCAAGGTAAGAAGGAAACTTTTACCTGTCCGCATTGCGGTAAAGTAGGTAGCGGCGGATCAATGACAAGGTGGCATTTTGATAACTGTAAGAGTAAAGTATGAGCAAATCAGAAATCAACGGGTTATACTTCTGGAGGCAAAACCATTGGTTGCCTTGTGGTCTCAACATCAAAGATAAACTTTGGTGGAGGTTTATGCCCGGAGTTGTAGTCAATGTTCGTTGGCCCAGAGAGGGATGGGTGGTATTACATGAGGATAGCACCGGAGGTCAAACTTCTACTTTGAGTGCCGACCCAAACGACCACTATCGTCCCTGGATGGAACAGCATGTTGGTCGGCAAGGGTGGGATTGGAACTGGGGTATGGCCAATCGGGATGCCACCGAAAATCGTCTAACAATAAAGATTAGACAGAAATATGCCAAGTATGCTACGATAGCGGCAATACAATGGAGTTGAAGAATGAATAATATTAAAAGGAAAATAAAATGAGTTTTATTGATGTAGTTAAACCGGCATTACCAGATTATGCCAAAGATACACGGTTGAACATCGATGCGGTGTTGTTGCGTAGCACCCTCGATGCTGATGTGGCAATGGGGTGTGCTGTAGCGGCATTAGCGGCAACAGGAAATGGTAAGTTGTTGAGCATTATGCTTGCTGACAATCCAGTGTATGCTGAACCTGCTATGACAGCGGCGAGCATTATGGCGACTAACAATGTTTGGTACCCATTTGTTGAAATGGCCGACGATCCTGCGCTAAAGGGATTGCCAGCACAGTTACGCATGAACGCTATTGCATCACATGGTGGAACTACTAAAGCAAACTTCGAAGCATTCAGTTTGGCTGCTAGTATTGTTGGCAAGTGTCATTTCTGTGTTAAGGCACATTACGAAACATTAAAGACAGAAGGCTATACTGTAGAACAACTTCGTGATATTGGACGTATTGCCAGTGTTATGAATAGTGTGGCTAAAGTACTAAATTCTTAAAAAAGGCTCTTCGGAGCTTTTTTTACGATAAATAGTTCATGGATAAAATTATAGCAACGTTGGTGATGACGCACATCACAATATTGTGCGTCACACTGTTCTTGCATCGCGGGCAAGCGCACAAGGGAATTATATTTCACCCTATATTAGAACACTTCATGCGTTTTTGGTTATGGATAACAACTGGCATGGTTACTAAACAATGGGTCGCAATACATCGCAGACATCATCGATCAAGCGACCAACCCGGAGATCCGCACAGCCCACATGTCTTTGGTATATGGCGTGTATTATTTAAAGGTGCCGGGCTTTATCATCTAGCAAGTAAAGATACGGCAATGGTCAAACAGTATGGAGTAGGCACTCCGGATGATTGGATTGAACAGAATTTGTATACCCCGCATAGTCGCCTTGGCATTCTTTTAATGCTGATCATAGATCTATTGTTCTTTGGGCCATGGGGCTTTATAGTGTGGGGTATACAAATGCTTTGGATACCATTCTGGGCCGCCGGCGTTATTAACGGCCTAGGACATTGGTGGGGATATCGCAATGGTACCAGCAACGACAATAGTCGCAACATCAGCCCTTGGGGAATATTAATTGGCGGTGAAGAGCTACATAACAATCATCACCTTAATCCAGCAAGCCCTAGATTAAGTCGCCGTTGGTTTGAATTTGACATTGGCTGGATGTGGTTTAAAATATTCGAGTTTGTTCGTCTAGCAAAACTTAGAACAATTAGTAGCTAGAATAGCTATGCCCTTTTAATGATTTTCACTATGGTTTTAGTCCATGTTTCGTGGTATAATAACGATACATACTAATGCAGTATGTTAATTAATTAACAAGGAGAAATACTATGTGGACTACACCATCAGCAACAGAAATGCGCTACGGTTTTGAAATCACAATGTACGTGATGAATCGATAACAAGTAGTATTGACAACCTCCAATCTTAGTGCTATACTAGATGTATAGTTAATAAGTTGGAGGTTTTCTTTTGAGTATGCACTTAGAAGGTCCTTGGTTAAGTACCACAGGCAAAAAGAAAAGTAAACGAAAATTTGCTTCAGCAAGTTAAACATTCCCGAAGGTCGCAGTAGTCGACATCTTCCTAGCCGTGACACTGGTCTAGGAAATGCAACACTGGCACCGCCAAAGGTTTATACCGGTACTAAGGTAAAAGGTATTGCCACAATGCACAAGAGTAATGCAGTTCCAGTCTTTAGTGACGAAGAAGCTGTAGAAATCTCCAAAATGCGTCGATAAATGCCTGTTTTAACCCTATTATCCAAAATGAGAACTATATATTGTACGTTTCGCAAAGAAACTAAGATAGTTGATCCAAAGTATGCCACAAGCTGAAAAGGATCCGCGAGTCTTGGCCAATTGGAAACCCGTGAGATTCGGGCGGTCAAGGCTCCAAAGGCACACTGATTATGAGACAGTGCGTCCAATGGAGACAACTACACGAACCCAGGGTTCTTTAATCGAGCCTCGTGAAGTTATACTCCCTTTATGTAATGTCGTAGAAGTTTTATGACACCAAGTCAAAGGAGACACTAATGGAAAAAATCATCAAACCTATCATACTTCTTGTGGGTTTTATTTTAACAGTTTCGGTAATTCAAACTGTGACAGCAAGCAAGTTAGATAAGCTAAAAGAAACAGCAGGTATTTCGTCGAAAGACATTGTGACTATTCGAGATCGCGAACGTCAACTAGACTGCCTAGCTAAAAACATTTATTTTGAATCAGCATCAGAACCATTCGAAGGCAAGGTAGCAGTTGCCCAGGTAACTATGAACAGAGCAGCATCTGGAAAATTCCCCAGTGATGTCTGTGCTGTTGTTTATCAAAAGAATGTAGTCTATGAAAAAGTAGTTTGCCAGTTTAGCTGGTATTGCGAAAATGGTGGCAAGCCAATTATTCGCAGTAAAGAAATGTACAACGAAAGTTACGCCGTGGCTAAAAAAGTATTGTTAGAAAATTTTAGACTTGACGTTATGAAAGATGCGTTGTATTATCATGCTGACTATGTTAACCCTCGCTGGGGTAAACAGGAAATCGGCAAAATTGGTCGTCACATATTTTACAAATAAGGACTGGAAATGGAAAAATTTGAATTGATGTATAACGCCTGCAAAACTTTTCTTGCAGAAAAGTTGAGCCATGTTAGTAGTGAAGCACTTAATTGGTTAGCTACTATTGTTATTCATGCATCTACATTGCCTACGTTTATCGCAGTTGGTATGGGTCTAACTGATAAACTACCTGGCGTGGATGTTATTTTAATGGTGTGGGGCGGACTTACACTGTTATTCTTTAGAGCTGTTCTTATTAAAGATATGTTGAACGTTGCTACAATTGGATTTGGATTTATTCTCCAAGCCACAATGTTAGCATTGATCTTCTTTAAATAACTTTAGGTAAGATTGGTAAACACCTCGGTTGACTTCGGTTACCCGAGGTGTTATAGTTTTAACTGTTATTAACACACAGAGAAAGAGATATCATGAAAAAAGCTATTTTGATCGCATTGGCAGCAACAGCTATTACTGGTTGTAGTTCAATGAAAGACATTCCAGATCGTAAGACCTATGCCCAACCTAGTTGGTATCAGGACTGCGCCCAAGAAGGTGTTAAGGGATGGTTCTGGTGGAAAGAAGATTATGTATATTCTTGTGGTGCGGGTGAAAGCGCATATGCACAAGCTGCCGAAGAACAAATGGATGCAATTGCAATGAATAACTTTGCAAAACGCATTAACGGCACAGTTAACTCTGAGACTGTAATTGACATCAAGGACGATAAGAAATCTACTCGTACTATGATTTCTTATAAAGTTGACAACACTTCAATTCGTCGACATGTTAAGAGCGAAAAAGGTCACTTCACTATGAACGGACGTCATTACACTTATGTTCGTCTTGAGATGAAACGTGAAGTCTTTGACAATCTAATTGCAGAATCTAAAGATAAGAAAGTACAGTGATGAAAGCCGTCGCTATTGCGATTGTTCCAACACTGTTACTAGCCTGCGTTATGGCCCTGACAGGCTGTAGTTCAACACCCAAGGTAGTAGAACGAAAGCCTCAGTACTGTCATACTTCACAGACTATCGTTAAAAAGAACAACGATACAGTGAACAGTGAAACAACGGTAGAATGTACCGATGATCAAATTAAACGGATCGCTGCTAATCGTTTGGGCATGGCTCCAAACTGCGGTGAATTTACTTACTGGATGCAAATCGGAGGACGGGATGTTCAACGCAAAGGTATCAGTTGTCAAAAAACTGATGGTAATTGGGAAGTTATTAACGCTTCTAATTAGTACTTCGGTTTATGCAGATAATCTAGAAAATCCACGATTTTTTAATTATCGCGGCGGCAGCTTTGCTAATGCTCTAGAAGATTTTACATTTGGGTGGTTTAAAAAGCTCGATGATCGAGAAGTAGCAGCCTACTATCAAAGTCTAATTCACGGAGTGATGTACGCTGAAAATGGTCAAACTGTCCAGTGGTTTGAAGGTCGTGCAAGCGGAGAAACTACACCAGTGATAACTTATCCTACAGGCAACGGGTATTGTAGGCGTATGTACGTTGTAGCGGTTGCTTACGGCGTGGAAAAACACCTGCAAAGAACCGCCTGTTATACTAATTCAAATAGTACATGGCGATGGATTAAAGAATAAATATAACATTAAGGAGATAAGTTATGCCATCTGGATTCCAACAAGATACTAACCAGCTAAGTCCAAATTTCTATAGAATTACTGTAGATTTGAGCGGTTACAATTCAACAGCAACAAGCACTCAATCCGGTTCAGTTGAACCAGACAGTGGTGATGCTTTCGCAACACAAAATACCACCCTAGATAACTCTAAACGCAGAGCTAGAGGTCAACTACGCTGGGAAGCTATTATTCAACAACTACAGTCAGCTGGAGATGTTAAGATCCTAGACGTTACTGCACTAGAAGCAGGACCAAGCACATTAGATGTTGCTGACGATGTTACAACATCATTGTCATTTACTGTCATGTACGAGCGTGATGCGTTTGTATTGTTATCAGTTCGTGACCGTTTACTTGCAGAAGGTCGCGTGTCTAGTAGTGTTGCTAAGTTAACTGATCACGAAACGCTAGCTAGTGCAACCACACTAACTACTACAGCTCAGGCTATTCAAGAATTAGTTGTTCGTGGTATCACAAAAGGTTACAGAGATTACCTTACCAACGTATCTACAGCAGTTAGCGATACACTAGATGTATTCACAAAACAAGCAAGAACATTTGATGGTACATCAGGCGGACAAGGTCCAATCACAGTAGCAGCACCAGTGACACCAAAAGTTGCACACACTGATGTGACTGTTTCCTTGGTTGACACAGTGACTCTTGTGACTGCATAATAACTGAATGTATATAGGTCTAATTACTCTCTTAAGTGCTTTATCGATTTCCGCTGTCGCAATCTATTATTCCGTAATAGGTTTGACAGCGATTTTCTCTGCAGCGGCAATGGCCATTATTATTATGGGCGTGTCGCTAGAAGTCGGAAAACTGGTAACAGTTATGTGGCTTCATCAGAATTGGAACACTGCTCCTAGACTAATAAAAGCATACCTAAGTGCTGCCTTAGTTGTTTTAATGTTAGTAACGTCAATGGGTATCTTTGGTTTCTTATCAAAGGCACACATGGATCAAGGCGTACCAACAGGTGACATTGCTGATCAAGTTTCGCTAATTGACGAAAAGATAAAGACACAGAAAGACAATATTGACCTTGCTCGTAAAGCCCTAAGGCAAATGGATGAATCAGTTGATCAGGTCATGGCCAGATCAAATGACGAGAAAGGCGCTGACAAGTCTGCGGCATTACGTAGGGCACAAGCTAAAGAGCGTGCCGCACTACAGGGAGATGTAGCAAAGGCACAGAAAGAAATCGCGTCTTTGAACGAACAACGTGCGCCTATTGCTAAAGAATTACGTAAAGTAGAAGCAGAAGTAGGACCAATCAAATATATTGCCAACTTCTTTTACGGTGAAACTGACAATTCTATTTTAGAAAAAGCAGTGACCTGGGTTATTATGACATTGATATTTGTCTTTGATCCATTGGCAATTGTTTTATTAATTGCTGCACAGGTTAGTATTAAAGAAGCATGGGAACGTAGAAAGAAAGATAAAGAGGAGCCTCTTTTACATAATACTGTACCACATACCGAAACACCGATTACTGTAGCCGAACCAGTTGCAATTATCAACGAAGATCCAGAACCAGTTACCCCGTGGCCTTTTCCTGTACAAGATAAAGAACCAGTTGACGATTTTAAATTCTTGGCTGAGTACGATGAAATAACTGACAAGACAGAACAAGAAACTGCGGCTATTGTAGAGAAAACTCCAAAGGCGTTGACCGCTGAGGAAGAATTAATTGCGTCAGTTGGCGGCATCAAAGCATGGAACAAAATGATTGCCGAAGCTGAGGCAGAAGTAGAAAAAGAACGTCAATTGCAAGACGAAGCTGCTCAAGAAGCATTGAAGTGGGCACAAGAGCAAGAAGAAGAATCTAAAAAAAAAGAGTTGACCTGGATGGAGAAACAGGGGAACCAACAAGTAAAAATGAGCAAGCCGGAATAACTGGCTACCAACAGAACGGTGAACAATCTAATACCACAGTATGGAAACGCATTGCTAATCGCAGTCCTGTTGAAGATAACTTTACTCCTAGAGATAGAATATATCGTAACCTAAACAAAGATAATCTTTCGTCATTAGACTTAGAAATTTACGATGAAGCAGATCCAGAACTAGTTCGTATCATGAATTTAATAAATGATCTACGTACACGCAAGATCCGCCCAGAAGATTTGTCTAAAGCCGATGCAGAAGTTATTGCTGAAGTACTTTCAAAAATATAATGAACAAAATTACACTAGTAACAAGTCCAGACGATGTTCCAATAGATGCATTTAGAATTCTATGTGTGGAATTAACACACGATCAAAGTCAGATGGTATCAGATGCAATTACCAGACTTGAAGATGTAGTTGATACGGTAATCTATGTATGGAAAATGGGCGATTCAGTTGAGTGGCTTTTAGATAAGAAACCCAAAAGTGATATCATTCTTTTTAACGCAGACATTGAATTTAATGGTGCAATTGAGTTGATTACTGGATACATGGCAGCACAACCTAATTCTTATTATTTTGGATTATTAAAAAGTTTAGGCAATGCTAACAATAGGGATATATATGATATTGTCTCGCTACAAGAGACTCTAAACATTAACATTAAAAAATATGAGCAGAAATTTAAATAAAGTCACAGGAAGCGCAGTAACTGTCAAAGACGGCGAAGACGTCGGCCGGGCACTGAGAAGATTTAAGAAAAAAATCGAGGAAGCTGGTCTACTGGATAGATTGCGTGAACTTGAATTTTACGAAAAACCTACAACTGCACGTAAGCGCAAAGCCGGTGCTGCAAAAGCACGTTGGCGTAAAAAATTAAGAGATCAAGAATTACCTAAAAAAATGTATTGACATTTGCATTACGCTATGCTATAATGAAAGTTCATAATTAAGAAAGAACTTACATGGCAAATACCGACGTAATGATTGACCTCGAAACACTAGCTACAACTCCAGATGCTGCTATTCTTAGCATTGGTGCAGTTAGGTTTGATCCATTTGGCAAGGATCTTAAAGAGCCCAAAATGGAGAGTTTTTATCTCCGTATTGATGTAGATAGTTGCGATGCACTAGGCCTTGTTACATCTCAAGATACACTCAACTGGTGGGCACAACAAAGTAAAGAAGCACAGGAAGAAGCATTCGGTCTTGAAAATCGTGTGCCTATTACAGATGCTATGAATCAACTTTACAAATTCTGTTGGGGAGCACAACGAGTTTGGAGCCACGGAGCGGGCTTTGACGTTATTATCCTTGAACACGTATTCCGTAAAATTGGTAAAGGTTTCCCGTGGAGCTTCTGGCAAGTTCGTGACACACGTACTATTTTTGATATTGGCATCAACCCAGATCGCCCAGACGTACTTGCTCATCATGCACTCCATGATGCTTACAATCAAGCAATTGGCGTACAAAATGTGTATCGGACTTTACAGACCAGTACCACCTCCGCAGGTAACTACATTGCACCTTTTGCAAAGATGAAATAATATGCACTATACAAATACAGACAATCCAATAGACTTTCCAAAGGTAATTACAATGGATTCACAAACTAAAGAAGTAATGGATATTGCACAGGAAGAATGTGCAGAAGTAATTCAAGCTATCAGTAAAATTAGTCGTTTTGGACTTGATAATCTCAAGCCCGGAAAGCCTAAAACTAACCGAGAGCATTTAGAAGAAGAGCTAGGAGATTTACTAGCAATGGTTGATATTTTAAAATCTATGGAAGTTATTTCTATGGACAATGTTAATATTGCCCGTAAAGCTAAAATCGAAAAGCTCAAAATTTGGTCAAATATTTCTAATTTAGACAATATCTGATATAAATAAAATCGTAGACTGTACCATCCGGGCAGTTTATAGAGCACAGTGCTCACAATTTAGATCTTACTTTATAAGGAGATGACTATGTCAAAGATCATCGGTATCGACCTTGGTACCACAAACTCATGTGTAGCCGTTATTGAAAACGGAATCCCCAAAGTTATTGAAAACAGCGAAGGCGCTCGTACTACTCCTAGTATTGTTGCCTATACTGAAACTGACGTATTAGTCGGTGCATCAGCAAAACGCCAAGCAGTAACAAATCCAACAAGCACTATCTACGCTAGTAAGCGTCTTATTGGTCGCCGCTTCAAAGAAGAAGCAGTGCAAAAAGATATTGGCCTAATGCCCTACGAAATCTATGAATCCAAAAACGGTGATGCATGGGTTCGCGCACAAGGCAAAGAATTAGCCCCTCCACAAATTTCAGCTGAAGTTCTTCGTAAGATGAAACAGACAGCAGAGGATTATCTAGGACATGAAGTTACTCAAGCAGTTATCACAGTTCCTGCATATTTTAACGACAGCCAAAGACAGGCAACTAAGGATGCTGGTCAAATCGCAGGCTTGGAAGTACTCCGTATTATTAACGAGCCTACTGCGGCAGCTCTTAGTTATGGCGTTGATAAGTCTGATAAAGCTGACAGGAAGATTGCTGTTTATGACCTTGGTGGTGGTACGTTCGACGTATCGATCATTGAGATCTCAGATATTGACGGCGAAAAACAAATCGAAGTTCTAAGTACCAACGGTGATACATTCTTAGGTGGTGAAGACTTTGACCAACGCATCATGGACTACTTGGTTGACGAGTTTAAGAAAGCCAATGGCATTGACCTAAAGAAAGACGTATTGGCACTGCAACGTTTGAAAGACGCTGCTGAAAAAGCCAAGATTGAATTGTCTAGTTCTACTAGTACAGAAGTTAATCTTCCATATGTTACAGCAGATGCAAGTGGTCCTAAGCACTTGGTTGTTAAGATCAACAAGGCTAAGTTAGAAGAACTAGTTGATGACTTGATCGAACGTTCACTGACACCTTGCCGTCAAGCTATGGCTGATGCCAAAGTCACAGCAGCAGACATTGACGAGATTATTCTTGTTGGTGGTCAAACACGTATGCCTAAGGTACAAGAAGCAGTCGAGAAGTTGTTTGGTAAAGCACCACGTAAAGATGTTAACCCAGACGAAGCCGTTGCAGTCGGCGCAGCTATTCAAGGTGATGTTCTAGGTGGCGGACGTACAGACGTTCTATTGCTAGACGTTACACCGTTGACACTTGGTATTGAAACAATGGGTGGCATTATGGCCAAGTTGATTGCTAAGAACACAACTATCCCTACCAAGGCTAGCCAAACATTCTCTACAGCAGAAGACAA